TGGCGGGCGCGGCATTGATGTCGGGTGTCCGGTTCTTTCCTTAAAAACCGGACAGGACGGGCGGCACAGTGCGAACCATGCGCTATCCACTGCTCGCTACCCAGCTTTACGGCATCCCCCTGCTGATCCATCCGGACAAGGCGGCGGTGATCGAAACCGTGTTTCGTTCGCATGCCGACGGTGCGCCGGTGCAGATCGATGGCGTGGAGCGGACGGAACCGATGGCGGTGGCGTATCGCGCCGACCGCTTTGCGGACAAGCCTTATGTGGTGACGGATGGCGGGGTCGGTGTGTTGCCGATCACCGGCAGCCTGGTGCATCGCGGCGGCATCATCGATGCGCTGTCGGGCATGCAGAGCTACCAGTCGCTGGAAAAGAAGGCGACGGCGATGGCCGCCGATGCCGATGTCAAGGCGATCATGATGGAACTGGATACGCCGGGCGGGCAGGCGGCCGGGGTGTTCGACCTGGCGAAGAAGGTCAAGGAAGCCTGCGCGTCCGCCGGCAAGCCGCTGTGGGCCGCCGTGAATGAAACGGCGATGTCGGCGGGTTATGCGCTGGCGTCGGTGGCGGACCGCGTGACGATGGCGAAGACCGGCAGCGTTGGGTCGATCGGGGTGATCGCGCTGCATGTCGATCAGTCGAAGAAGAATGCCAAGGATGGCTACACCTACACGGCGGTTCATGCCGGGTCGAAAAAGACCCTGGGCACGCCGCATGCGCCGCTTTCGGATGAGGCGAAGAGCGAAATCCAGGCGCGGGTGAATGAGATGTACGACCACTTCATCAGCCATGTGGCGCAGATGCGCGGCCTCGATCCGGCGGCGGTTCGCGCGCAGGAGGCCGGAACGTTTTCCGGGCAGGCGGCGATCGACGCGGGTCTGGTCGATGAATTGATGAGCTTCAACGAATCACTGGCGGCGCTTGAGGCGAAAGTCTCGGCGAAGCCGTTTTCCGCAGCAGGCGCCGTTGCAGGTTCGCGCCAATCCCAAAGGAGTTTTGCCATGAGCAAAGCAGAAGCAACGGCGGATCAACTGACCGCCGAACAGGTCGCCGCGCAAGTGGCGGCCGCGAAGACGGAAGGCGCCGCGCAGATGCAGGCGCGCATCCGCGACATCCAGACCTGCGACGAGGCGAAGGGGCGTCAGACGCTGGCGTCGCACCTGGCTTTCAGCACGTCCATGGGCGTGGATGAGGCCAAGGCGCTGCTGGCGGCTTCGGCCGTCGAGGCGGCGACCGCATCCGATCAGGCCAGCGCGCTGGCCGCCGGTATGGCGAAGCTTTCCAATCCGGCCGTGGGCAGCGAATCCGCCCAGGCTTCCGATCCGAATCCGCAGGCGGATGCCGCCGCCGTGTGGAACCGCAGCAACGCCAAGTTGCGCGCGGTCAAGTAAGCGCGGCCATTTCAGGAGAACATCAACATGACTACGCTTTCTGAAGGTACGCACAACGGCGAGTTCCTCGTTTCCGAGGCGAATGGCACCCTGTCGCGTGAAGTGGGCACCGTGGCCGCCGGCTCCGGTGTCGTTACGGCCGGCATGGTGCTGGGCAAGCGCACCCACGCGACCGTCGCGGCGGTGGTGACCGGCTCGATCGCCACGACTACCCTGACGGTGACGGCGGTGACGTCCGGTTCGCTGTCGGTGGGTCAGACGATCAGCGGTTCCGGCATCACGGCCGGGACCAAGATCACGGCGCTGGGCACCGGCCTGGGCGGTACCGGAACTTACACGGTGGATACGGCGCAGACGGCTTCCTCGACCACGGTGACCGCCACGGCGGCATCCTCCGCGGCCTACGCCGGCAACACCGGCAACGGCACCATGGGCGCGATTACGGTCAGCGCCGGCGCGATGGTGGGCGACTACAAGCTGACGATCACGGAACCGGCAACCAACGTCGGCAACTTCATCGTCGAAGACCCGAACGGAAAGTATGTCGGGCAGGGCGACGTGGCGTCGGCATTCTCGGCCGGCGGCCTGGCCTTCACGCTGGCGGACGGCTCCACCGACTTCGCGGCAGGCGACGGCTTCACGATCACGGTGGCGGCGGGCGACGGCAAGTATGTGCCCTACGACGACGACAACCTCGATGGTTCCGAGGTAGCCGTGGCCATCGCTTACGAGGAGGTCGATGCGACCAGCGCCGACAAGACCTGCGTAGTGATTTTCCGCAACGCGGAAGTCAAGAACTCTGCCCTGCAATGGGCTTCCACCAACGACGCTACCGACAAGACAAACGGCCTGGCCGATCTGGTGGCGAAGAACATCATCGCCCGTTAAGGAGATCACCATGGCCACTCTTGACATCTTCAAGTCCAATGCGTTCTCGATGGTTTCGATCACCGAAGCGCTGAACAAAGTCCCCTTTCAGCCGGGCCTGATCACCGGCCTGAATCTCTTCACGCCGAAGCCGGTGCGTACCACCAGCGTTTCGGTGGAAGAGAAGAATGGCACCCTGTCGCTGATCCAGACCTCGAACCGCGGCGCTCCACTGGCCGAGGCGGACCGCGAGAAGCGCAAGATCCGCGACTTCCGCACGGTGCGTATCGCCAAGCATGATCGCGTCAATGCCGACGAGCTGCAGAATATCCGCGCCTTCGGTTCGGAGACCGAACTCATGCAGGTGGTGGATGAGGTCAATATGCGCATGAACGGGCCGACCGGCCTGATGCGCGACGTGGAACTGACCTGGGAAAACATGGCGCTGGGCGCGGTGCAGGGCATCGTGACCGACGCGGATTCCTCGACCATCTACGACTTCTACGGCGAGTTCGGCATCAGTGCGGCGTCCGAGATCGACTTCGACCTCGACAACGCTTCGCCGGCTTCGGGCGCGGTGCGCAAGAAGTGTTCGCAGGTGGTGCGCCAGATGATGAAGGCGGCGACCGGCGGCTGGATTCCGGGCCGTACCTACGCGATGGCGATCTGCGGCGATACCTTCTGGGACGATCTGACCGCGCACAGCGAGGTGCGCCAGACCTACCTGAACACGCAGGAAGCGCGCCAGTTGCGCGATGGCCTGGCTTACGAGACCTTCAACTACGGCGGCATCACCTGGGTGAACTACCGCGGCACGGATGATGGCTCGACCGTGGCGGTGGGCACGACCAAGGCGAAGTTCTTCCCGGTGAATGGCAACGGGGTGTTCCAGGTGGCTTACAGCCCGGCGGAGACCTTCGATTACGTGAATACGCCGGGACAGCCGGTGTATGGCATGGTCATTCCGGACAACCAGCGCAACGCCTACGTCGATCTGGAGGTGTATTCCTATCCGCTGTTCATGTGTACGCGCCCGGCGATGTTGCAGTCCGGCCGCAATACCTGATCGGTAGAGTATGGCCGGTAAAACCGCCGCCGAGTTTTTGCGGTCGTTCGAGCGGTCGGGGTTCATGGTCGATGCGACCTGGACCCCGTCCGGCGGCGGTTCGGCGGTGACGTTTCAGGCGCTGTACCAGGATGCACAGAGCGAGGTGCGCTTCGGCATGGTGACGGCGGATGAGCCGGTCATCACGTTTGAACAGAGTTACTGCCCGCTCTTGACCAACGGCGACTCGGTGAGCATCGGCGGGGTTTCCTTCAAGGTGCGCGATGGTGGCAATTTCAAGGATGCCACGGCGCGGCGGTTTCGCGTGAGGAAAGCTCCGGCATGACTACGGTGCGCCTGCAGATCGTTGATGCGATTGCGACGGCGCTGGCGACGGCGACGGGTCTGACGGTGCATCGCGACCTGGATTTCGCGCTGGAGAGCGAGAACTTGCCGGCGCTGGTGATCATGCCTGGGCCCGACCGACCGGACGAGGATGCGACACAGATACAGGTGCTGGACCAGTCGGCCTTGCTGGAACTGACGGTGCTGATTGCGCGCAGCGCCACTCCGGAGGCGGATGCGGATGCGCATGAGGCAACTATCCATGCGTCGCTGATGGCGGCGGCTACTTTTGGCGGACAGCCGGTGATCATGAACCGGGTGTCGGGCGAGTGGAGCTTCGACCTGGGGGATTGCGCGGCGCGGACGCTGACGTATCGCTTCGGCTATCGCACGTCGTTTGCCGACCTTTCCGCGTGATGAATCAACTATTCGACGAGGTGTGACATGAGCAGGCTGCCCCGCAATTCCGCCATTCTGGCAAAGATCGAAGCAACCTACGGCACGGACCCGACTCCGACCGGAGCGGCAAACGCGATCCTGGTGTCGAATGCGTCGTTTGACGTGAATTACAACAACGTTCCGCGCGATGTCAATTTCGGCTATCTGGGCGGGAGCGAGCAGTTGGTTGGCACGCGATCGGTGGCGATCGGGTTCGATGTCGAGCTTTCGGGTTCTGGCGATGCGGGATTGACGGCTCCGGCCTGGGCCCCATTGCTCAAGGCCTGCGGTTACGCGGAGACGGATTCCGGAGCTTATTTCGAGTATGTCCCACTGTCGTCGATTTTCCCGTCGCTGACGATCTATTACCACGACGATGGCGTGCTGCATAAGGCGCTTGGCTGTCGCGGCACCTGCGATTTCGACTTGCCGCTGGGTGGAAAGCCGGTGATGAAATTCCGCTTCGTCGGAATCGATGGCGGGCCGACGGCTACCGCCAATCCGAGCCTGACGCTGACGGCCTTCCAGAAGCCGGTGGCGATCACGAATCCGAACGCGGGCGACATCATGGTGGGGCCGACCTACTCGACTGGCGCGATTTCAGGCGGAACGGCGTATCCGAGCCGCGGAATGAAGCTGTCCGGCGGCAATGACCTGCAATACACGCCTTTGCTGGGCGGCGAGTCAGTGGATATCGTGAATCGCGAATTGACCGGCAGCATCGAGCTGGAACTGACGGCGGCGCAGGAGGTGACGTTCCGCACGGACATCGATGCCAATACGCTGACGTCGATGGGCTTCAGTTATGGCACGACGGCCGGAAACATCATCGTGATGTATATGCCTTCGGTACAGCGCATCAATCCGAAAAAGGTGGAATACAACGGCCGCCGGATGATCGGCATGGACCTGCGCGTGATGCCTTCGGCCGGCAATGATGAACTGAAGATCGTGGTGAAGTGAGCGTGACGGCCATGACGCTTGAGACCTATATCCCGGTTCCGCACGCGATCGTCGTCGGCGGCAAGACGCTGGCCATCACGCCGCTCAAGGTGCGGCAGATTCCGGCTTTTGTGCGGGCGATTGCTCCGGCGGCAAACCTGCTGACCTCGGGGCGCATCGCGGAGGCGGTGGCGCTGCACGGCGAAGGAATTGCCACCAGCATGACAGTGGCCTGCGACGAGAGCGAGGAGTTCATCGGTGAATTGCTAGGAGACGAGTTTCTGTCTCTCGTCAGTGCGGTGATGGAGGTAAATGGCGATTTTTTCGCCCGGCGGGTGGTGCCGCAGATCACAGCCATCCAGGAGAAAGCGGAAAGAGCGGCGATGGCGATGAATGGGGCGACATCTTTGCCGTGCTCGTCGGACACGGCCACCGCCTAGCGGACATTCACGACTATAGCCTGGCGCAGATAAAGGGCCACATGGACGCCATCCAGCGCCACACCGCGCGCCAGACGATAGTGCAGATGCAGGCGCTGCGTGTCGCTGCATGGGGTTCCGATGACGACGTTTCCCATTTCCGGTCAGCTCTGACCGGCGATGCCAGTACGCATCCGGATGATACCGCCGCCGCACTTGAGGCATTTGGATTGAGGTGGGCGGAGTGAACTCACGAGTCATCATCACGGCGGATAACCAGACCGGACCCGGCATTGAGTCGGTCCGAACCAGCATGGTCGCGCTGGGGGCGACGATCGGCGCGGTGTCGTCGGTGTTCACCAAACTTATCGACATGATGGGTGAGGTAGCGCGTACCACAGTGGCGCTCTACAAAGACCAGATCAACCTGGCCGATTCGATGGACGAGATGTCGACGCGCATGGGCATGTCGATCAAGGATCTTTCCGTATGGAAGGCCGCTGCCGAGATGAACGGCACGACCATCGAGGCCATGTCCAGCGGCACGCGTATGCTGGCAAAGCACATGACCGAGCACGGCGATGCGCTGCGCAAGGCGGGCATTACCACCAAAGACACGAATACGGCTTTCCTGCAACTGTCCGATTTGTTCAAGGGCATGACGGATCCGGTGGCGCGCATCGATCTGGCGACTCGCTTGTTCGGTCGGGGGCTTGGCCAGCAGCTTCTTCCCGTCCTGATCCAGGGAAGCGAGGCGCTTAACGAAATCGGGGTCGATGCCGGAAAGTATGGGGAGGCATTGCAGGTGCTGTCTCCGGAAGCGCAGAAGCTCAATGACTCGCTGTATTTGATGGGTCTGAATTTCAAGCAGGCGGCCGCTGAAGGCGTATTCCCGCTGGTCAAGGCGTTCAACGACGAGATGCTGCCTGCGTTGCGCGAGGTGGCCAAGGAAGGGTCACTGCTCAAAACGCTATGGGTCGGGTTCGGCGGGGCGATGAAGATCGGTTTTGCCGATCCGTGGAACCAGACGCTGCTGGGGGCGAAGGCGACCTTGCAGCAATTCATGGCGGATATCGAGACCCTGCTGGCGAAGATGACATTCGGCAGCGTATCGGCACTTCATGCAAAGACGGCCGCGCTGCATTCGGAGGCGGCCAAGAAAACATTGGCCGAGGCATCCGGAAATGCGCCTAAGGGTACGGGCTTGGCCCCCGGAATCATGGCTCCAGGCGCCAATTCCGATGCGGAGGCTGCCGAGTTGGCAAAGTCTTTGCGCGGCAAAAGCGGGACCGGGCGCACCGGCGCAAAGACACCGCTGCAAAAGATGATCGAGCTGGGCGAGCGCAACCTGGCGGCGGCGAAAGCAGCGGAATATGTGGCGGCGGATGACGATGAGGAGGCCCGGCTGGGCGCGCACAAGCGGCAGATGGAGTCGCTGAAGTTGCAGAAGAAAGAGGAGGACGCGCTGGAAAAGCTGCGCAAGAAGTATATCGAGATGGCTGATCCCCTTGAGAAGTACCGGGTGCAGCTTGACGAGATCAACATGCTTCGCGCGTCCGGGAAATTGACGGCCGATCAGGCGATCGAGGCTGAGTGGGCGGTCAATGATGCGATGGACAAGACTATCGCAAAGATGGGTGAATTCAAGGATTCCGGCAAAGACGCATTTGCCGATCTGACCAAAGCCGTCGAAGGGTGGGGCAACGCCTTCACCGACACGCTCGCCGACATGGTGATGGGCGGCAAGGCAAGTTTCACCGACCTGGCGAACAGCATCCTGCGCGACATGCTGCGAATGCAGATCAAGGAAAACATCACGTCGCCGATGATGGATTGGGGCAAGGGGCTCATGTCGAGCCTGTTCCAGAAAAACGCCGACGGCGGGGTGTATCGCAGCGATAGCCTGCACGCCTACGCGAACACGGTGGTGTCGAGCCCGACGCTGTTCCGGTTTGCCCAGGGCGGCGCCTTCGGCCTGATGGGCGAGGCCGGCGAGGAGGCGATCATGCCGCTGGCGCGCGGGCCGAACGGGAAACTCGGGGTGCAAGCGACCGGCGGCACGCAGCAAGCCGTGGTGATCGAGGTTATCAACCCGCCCGGACGCCCGGCACAGGCGGAGAGCGTCACGCAGCGCATCGACCCGCGCGGGCTGGTGGTGTCGGTGATGTTGGGTGACCTGGCGACAAACGGCCCGATTGCACAGGGCATGGCGGGCCGCTTCGGTCTGCGCGGGAGCGCGGCATGAGCGCGCTGCCGTCCTACGTTGGCATCCTGCGCGACGGTTTCTCCGAACAGCGCGGCAAGGGTGGGCTGGTGCGCTCGCAGATGGAATCCGGACCGGCCAAACAGCGGCGGGTGGCGACGCGCACGATGGTCACGCGGTCCGTGCGGCTGCGGATCGACACAAAGGCGAACTATCTGGCCTTCGTCGAGTGGTTAAAGACCGACTTGGCGATGGGGGCGGACTGGTTCACTTTCACTGATCCGGTCGACGGGGTGAGCAAGTTGGGCCGGTTCGTCGGCGGGGAATACAGCGCATCACCGCAGGGCAGCAACGAATACTGGACCGTCACGGCGACGTTGGAGACCTGGGGATGACCCGCTCTTATACCTCGGCCGCCAAGACCGAATTCAACGCGACCAGCGGCGACGCCCCGCTGGTGCTGATGGAAATCACCCACGACGCGCTGGCAGAACCGATCCGCGTGGTGAACAACACCGAAGACGTGGTGAGCGGCGGGCATACCTACACGGCGATGGGCTTCCGCGTGACGCTGCCGGACGATTACGAGGGCCGGGTGCCGAAAGCGCGCCTGTCGGTCGATAACATCGGCCGCGAACTGACCCAATGGCTTGAGATTGCCGGGGGCGGCGAGGGCGCGCTGGTGCGCCTGATGCAGGTCATGCCGGCGGCGCTCAATACCATCGAGTGGGAAATTACGTTGGAACTGGCGAACGTGGCCGTCGATACCTACCAGGTGACGGGCGAACTCGGCTTCGACGACCTGCTCGGCAAGCAGGCGATCCCGCTGACCTATCGGCCAGACACGACGCCGGGGGTGTTCTGATGGCCGTCCATTGGTCCGACGCCTACATCGGCCGCCCGTATGTGGTTGATGAATTCGATTGCGCGGCGCTGGCAGCGGAAGTGGCGCACGCGCATTTCGGGCAGTCGGTAATGCTGCCGCAGCGGGCCGCCGGACTGCGCGGCACCAGCCGGCAGATCGACGACCTGCAGGATGATTTCGCCGAGCCGATCAGCGAGCCGCAGGAGGGGTGCCCTGTGCTGATGCGTTGCCGGGGAACGCTGTCGCACGTCGGCGTGTATTGCGAGATAGCCGGCGAGCCGTGGGTGCTGCACGCGATGCGCAACGCCGGCCATGTGGTGCGGCACCGGGTACGCGACCTGCCGCGCGTGAATCTTGAAGTGGTCGGGTATTTCAAATGGAAAACCTGATCTATAGCCCGCACCCGCTGCTGGCGGCGAACGGCCGCCGGCATGTAGCCTGGCGACCCGGCGACAGCGTGGCGGAGATTCTAGGCGGCCTGGGCATCGGATCGCATGTTCCGCTGGCGGTCGCCATCGACGGGCGGCGCATCGAATCGGATGATTGGCGGTCGATCTTCCCGCACGCCGGGCAGACCATCACGGTGCGCGTGCTGATGCACGACGGCGGCGGAAGAAGGTCGAACCCGATAGCGACGGTGTTGTCCATCGCGCTGAGTTTCGCCGCACCGGGCCTGGGCGAAATGGCGAACCTGGCGCTGTTCGAAGCCGAGAGCGCGCTGGCCTTCCAGTTGTCGAATCAGGTGCTCGGCGGGATCATCGGCTTCGCCGGTAACGCGCTGATCGGCGCGGTGTTCAAGCCACACACGCCGGCGATCAGCCAGGCGAACGGGATCGCGGCGCCAGGAGCGAGCGCAAGCCCAAGCTATAGCCTCACGGGCAGCCAGAACCGGCTGCGGCCGTTCGAGCCGCTGCCGCTGGTGTATGGACGCCACCGGCTGGTGCCGGACCTTGCCTCGCGGCCCTATACGCTCTATTCAGGCACCGACCAATATCTGCGGCAAATCTTCAACTGCGGCCTATCGGACCTGGTGTTGTCGGACTGGAAGATCGGGGACACGGCGCTGTCGTCCTATTCGGGGTGGCTGATGCGCGAGGCGAACCCGGACGGGCGCATCACCGGGTTCCACGACGACGTTGACACCCTGGAAGGCGCGACGCTGGCGCCGGGGGTGTATCTGACGCGCACGCTGCCGGCGAAGACGGAGGCCATCCAGGTCGATATCCAGGGCACGCTGTTCGGCATCAACAGCAGCAGCGGCGCGCTGGAAGCGCTGGCCTGCGACATTGAAGTGCAGTATCGGGAACTCGGGGTCGGCAGTTGGGTGTCGATGGTCAGCGGATCGACGACGGCGGCGCATACGCATTATTGGTCCGCTGGATATAACAGTTTTGGCAGTTGGGTGCAGGCCGCATCGGGCACCACGAACGCGGGCGAGCACATCGAGGGAACCCCCTACACCCCGCCGGCCGGCTCAACATGGGCAGGAAATCCGGAAGCCATGACCTGGCACTGGCTGGCCTTCGGTGACGCTACGCACATTTCGGCCGCGCAAAAGCCGGCGGAAACCTACACGGTGCCGGTTGCCGCGCTCACGCTCTCGTCGTCCTCGCGCGACACGATCCGACGCACGGCGGCAAAGACGGACCTCGATTCGACGAAGACATGGGAAGTCCGGGTGCGACGCACAACGGCGGCCTATGGGAAGACAACGCAGATGGCGGAATTCTCCTGCCCGTCGATCCGCGCCTTCCAGAAGGTGGATTATGCGAACGTGCATCTGGCCGGGCAGCGGCGCCTCGGCTTGTCGATCAAGGCAACGGGACAACTCAACGGCATGGTGGATGCGCTCAACTGCATTGCCAGCGCACGGGTGCGGACCAGCACCAGCCCGACGGCCGCCTATGCAGAGAGCAGCAACCCGGCGTGGATATTCCTAGACTTCTGCCGCGGGCGCAGCAACGCGAGCAGTCAGCGCATGTACGGGGTGGGCATCGCCGACGCGCGGCTGGACCTGACGGCGATTGCGGCCTGGGCGACGTTCTGCACCGACAACAGCCTCGAATTCAATGGCATCTTCGACGCGCGCATGAGTTGCGCGGAAGTGCTGAAGACCATCGCCCGCTGCGGCCGGGCCTCGATCACCTGGAACACCGGCAAGCTTGGCGTGGTGTGGGACGCGGCGAACCAGCCGGTGTCGGCCGTCTTCGGCATGGCGAACATCCGCGCGGGAAGCTTCAAAGTGCAGTATGCGACGGCAAAGCTGGCCGACGAAGTGGTGGTCAACTTCATCAACCGGGACCGCAACTGGCAGCGCGATACGCTGCGCAAGGCGCGGCCGGGGGTGGCGAACCCGACGAACCCGGTGGAACTGGAAATCTTCGGCTGCACCAGCGAAGACCAGGCCGGACGCGAGGCGGCGCTGCTGGCCGCCGGCCAGGAGTACCGGCGCCGCATCCTGACCTGGGAGGCGGACGTCGAAGGCCTGACGGTGACGCGCGGCGACGTGGTGATGTTGAGCCATGACCTGACACAGTGGGGTTACAGCGGGCGCGTGGTGGCCTTCGAGTCGTCCGGCAGCGTGCGCATCAACAAGACGGTTCCGGTGGCCGGCGGCGATTACCTGATGCTGCGCGCCCCGGACGGCACGATGACGACGCTGAACGTGACCAATGCGGTCGGCGAGACCGACCTGCTGACCGGCACGCTGCCGGCCTATGCCGGGACAACGGGCATGGACTGGCTCTGGTTCTTCGGCCCGACGGCAACGCCCGGAAAAAAGGTCAAGGTGACCAGCATCGAGCCGCTGGACGATCTGCACGTCCGGATGGTGGCGGTCGATGAGGAGGCCGGTTATTACGCGGCGGAGGCGGACCCGTGGAGCTATACCCCGCCGGAGTCAGTAAGCCTGCTGGCGCCCCGCGTGACCCGGCTGGCGGTGACGGAATCCATCACGCAGGTCAATGGGGCGTGGCTGCCGAAGGCGTCGATTGATTGGAGCACGGAGAACGCGGCCAGCGCAATCGTGGTCGTGATGCGCAACGGCAGCGTGATCTATAACGCTCCGGCCGCCGACGACAACACCCATCTGGACTACACGGCGGCGGTCGGCGATGTGTTCGCGGTGACGGTTACGCCGATAAGCATGGTCGGCATACGCGGCACCGAAGCGAGCGCCAGCGGGACGATGACCGGCGGCAACGTGAATGCACCCCCGGCCTCGATACCGCGCGTGAATGCGACCTACGAGGGCCAGATCATCTGGCTGGAATGGGATGCGGTGAGCGATTACCGCGGCATCAGCTACGAGGTGAGGTGGGGCGAGTCGTGGGGCTCCGGGGTGTCCTACCCGGTCGGGTCAAGCCTGCGCTTCAAGACCATCGGCGACGGCAACTATTGGGTCAAGGCGAAGACGAACAACGGCGCCTATTCGGCGACGGCGATGGGCATCCGGGTCGAGGGAAGCGCGCTGGTCGATAACGTGATCGCCACGCTGGACGAATCCGGCACCGGATGGATCGGCGATTTCGAGAATTGCTACAAGACGCCGGACGGGAAGGTCAGCCTGACGGGCTCGGCGCTGTTCTCCTCGCACGCCTCGGTGGCAGCGGTGACGCCTTCGGTCGTCCTGGCCGGCGGGTATCACGCGGAGGCGCACTACACGGTGCCCGACGCGCATGTGATCGACCTGGGCACGCCGGGCGCCTGCCAGGTTACGGCGGCGCTGACCTTCGACGTGAAAGACCCGTCCGCGCTGTTTTCCTCGCACGCGAGCATCGCGGCGCTGCCGTCGATCAAGTGCCCGGCCGGAGGCAGCGGATCGGTCGACGTCGAGATGAACCTGGCGCAGGCCGATGGCGTCTATTCCGGATGGCAGCCGTTCAAGCCGGGCACCTACCTCGCGCGGTTGTTCGATTTCCGCCTGCGCCTGACCACCGACACGCCGACGGTGGCGCCCTTCGTCGATACCTGGCAACTGTCGGTCGACGTGCCGGATCGCATCGACAGTGCCGAAGTGGTGACGCCGGCCGGCGCGCTGGCGGTGACATTCGCGACGCCCTTCCGCATCGCGCCAAAAATTCAAGCCACGATCCAGAACGCGGTCGCGGGCGATGACATTGTTGTGACCAGCATCACGACGGCAGGCATGACGCTGACCGTCAAAAACGGGGGCAGCAATGTCGCCCGCACGATCCACTATCTAGCGCAGGGATACTGACCATGAGTGATTCATCCATCGTAATTGCTGACGGCGACGGCGCAAGCGTTCTCGCCGCGATCAATGCCGCCTTCGACACGCTGAACACGGTACACGCCGGTGCAACGGCCCCGGCCGCGCTGGTCGTCGGGATGCTATGGGCGGATACGGCTAACAACCTAATGAAACGCCTCGCGAGTACCGGGCCGGCCGTTTGGACGACGCTCGGCACGCTCGGCACTAATTTCGGAATGTTGCCGGCGACGGGCGGGACCATGACGGGCGATTTAGTGCTTTCGGGGGCGGGGACCGATTTAACCGTCGGGGGAACTCTCGGAGTAACCGGCGCCTCGACACTTGGAAACGCCACAATCGGCGGGACCCTCGGCGTTACAGGCGTCGCTACTTTCAGCAACGCCACAAGCCAAATAAAGGGCGCCGATATTACCGCGGGGGCGACGACGAACCTCGCGACGGCGACGGGCGATTATGTGGTCGTTTCGAGTACCGGAACGATTGCTATATCGGCCCTCGGCACGGTACAGGCGGGAACCGTCCGAAAAGTTACGTTCAGCATATCGAGCGGGACGCTCTCGATTACGCACAACGCCACGAGTTTGATCCTGCCCGGCGGGTCGAATATCTCGGTAACGACGGGGGATTCGGCCGAGTTCGTCTCGCTCGGGTCCGGAAACTGGCGGTGCACAAGCTATCAACCGAACACGCTAACCGCGAAGCTGTGGCAAGTCGTGACCTCGTCGTCGGTGTCGCCGTCGATTACGTCGAGCGGTCAGTATTTGATTTGCACGGCAACCGCGAACGTAACGCTATCCCTTCCGGCGGCGGCGTCCGACTACATTTTCGCCGTGAGTAATCGGTGTTCGGCGGGGATCAAGGTCACGATTGACCCGAACGGCGCGCAACTGGTCGACGGTTTGGCGACAACCGACCTCTATCCCGGGAGTGCGGCCGCCTACATTTCGGACGGGACCGGGTGGAAGCGAATGGATACCGGAGTCGTCGCCAATGCGCCGAGTTACGCTAACAACATCACGATTAATGCGAGCGGCACTTGGGTCGTCCCGGGTGGGGTGTACGAGGCCCGAATGACCGTAATCGGAGGCGGCGGCGGTGGGGGTGGCGGTGGTTCTACCGGGGCCACCGGAAGTACCGGGGGTTCTGCATCCGTAACGGGAACCGCCGGAACGCTTACCGCTAACGGCGGCGCGGGCGGTGGCGGGGTAGGCGGCGCGGGCGGTGTCGGGGGTACTGGAACCGGGGGAACAACCAACATAACCGGGGGGTCAGGCGGCGCGGGTGCGCCCGCATCATTCGCCGGTGGTGGTGGCGGTGGCGGTGGATTCACTCAGAAAATAATGGCCGTTGTTCCGGGCGATACCTACACGATCACCATAAACGCGGCGGGGGCCGGCGGGGTCGCCAGCGGGACGAGTTCAAGCCCGTTTGGTGGTGGTGGCGGGGGGGCTGCGGCGGGTCAAAGTGGCGGCGCTAATAACGGGGAGGCCGGATTCGCCACGTATGGCGGGGCGGGCGCGGCCGGATCGGGTACGTCCGGCGCGGCCCGAGTAACGACGATAGGTAGTGGGGCGAGCGCGACAGTATCCACGGGGAAGGAATCATCAGGCGGGTCGTCGGGTGCGTATTCAAATAGCACGACATCCTTTGTCGGGGGGGCTGGCGTTTCTGCGGGGGCAGGCGGCGGCGGCGGTATAAATATTGCTGGCAACGGTGGAAGCGGCGGGTCTGGCCGGGTGTATATCGAATGGTAATTACCTGCGCGACCTGCAAATTCTGCAACCCGACGACCGAGAGCGGCGGCGAGTGTCGCCGCAATGCTCCGGTGCTTATGCCGTTTAACGGCGAGCTTGTCTGGAACTTTCCCGGCGTAAATCTGGCCGCGACTTGGTGCGGCGAACACAAAGAAAAGGAAACCCAAAATGCGTAAATTCGGACGAATCGAAAGCGGTCGCGTGGTCGAGGTTTTCGACCTCGACGAACATCACCCCGAGCGCGACGGTATCGACGGGCTATTCCATGCGTCGCTTGTGTGGCTCGCGGCCCCGGACGGTGTGGCGGAAGGGTGGCCCGTATTCGACGGCACAATCGTCGCGCCCGACTTCTACAAGGTGCAGCGGGCGGCGGCCTATCCCCCGGTCGAGGACTTTATCGACGGCATGGTAAAGGTTCATTCGCCCGACCCCGCAACCAGCGCGACCGGCGATGCACAAGTGGCCGAGTATTGCGCGGCCTGTCTTGCGGTCAAGGCGGCATTTCCGAAGCCGGAGGTGCCGTGATGGCTGATGCCGAGGTTTCGCACCAGGTCGGCGTGCTCGGCGTGAAGTACAGCGCTCTCGTCGCCGGATTCGCCGGTGGCGTCGTGTCGCTTGCCTATCTCAAGGAACTGATCAGGCCGCAGATGG